GACATCATCCATTTGTTGAATGCCAAAGTCTAACTCAGCCCCGTAAGACTTGTCTCGTATTACTTCAGCAGAGCCGTTTAGCTCAGATATGTCTCCAATGTTAGCAGCTTGTGCTTGTACCGCCGTCGTTTTGAACAACACACACAGTGCCATTATTGCCAGTAGACAAAATCTTAAGCCAGTCACTAGCCAATGTAGATGATTGTGTAATATTAAAAGTCCTGCTGTTGCCTGTTTGGTCAAGATAGAAATACCCATTTTGATATCCACTTCCGTCAAATGTTATTGAGTTAGAGTCCCCATCCACATCTACATAAGATGTAGCTAAGTCATAATCAATGTCGAAATCAAATGCGTTGCTATCTCCATTAATTATCCAGTCTAAGTCAAGTGTCGAAGCTAAAGCATTAGTACCAACATTTAAATTAAAGTCGTTACTAGAACCAGTTACATCTACATTGTAGTTACCTGAATCTGCCCCGTAAGTATCAGTTGGATCTATTTGTATATCAAATACGTTGCTGTCTCCATCAAACTCAAAAAAACCTGTAATGCTATCTCCTAAGATATCACCTAAGAATTTGTTTGAGCTACCTATCTGATTTATATCTAAAGTAAGATTTAAACCATCAAGATCGAGCGCGGTCATAGTACCACTAACAGCGTTTAGTCCACCAATGATGTTAGACGAACCTAACTGTTCTATGTCTATGTTTGCGTTATTCCCGGACTGGTCAACATACACTTCATTATCCGCATACAAAAAACCAACTAGTAGTAAGGGTAAAAGTTTTTTCATTTATAACTCCAATATCCAGCTTGTTCACCCTCCTTGATAATTTCTAATACGGCGGTTTCTATAGCGGAACGCAAAGCAAGTCCTCCAGACTCATTTCGAACTACCCCACTTTCTATCTCTACTAATTCAGTACCAGCTTCAATAAAACGGAACACGTCGTCTGTTAATGATACACTAAGAATGGTCTTAGATACTAATTTTTCCAACAGCACCTGACCTGAATTTACAGATATAAGACGCAGTTGTATTGTCAAAGAGTCTGTTCTGTAAGCTTTAGAAATACCAATCCCTAAATATCTAGCACCTGCTCCGCCTGAAGTAGTATTAGACTCGTAAGAAACTACAGCCCCCTCTAGTAGTAAACCTGCAAATAACAAAGTACCTATTTTTGTTTTATCTTTATTTTCTGTTCTACCACTACGAATTATTTGACGTTCTTTAGTCAGGTTATCCAGTCCTCCTCTTTCAACTACAGTAAAAAAGCCACCGTTTTCTTTGCAAGCATCTTTAAGAGCCTTGATTAAATAAGCACTAGGTTGTTGGGTTATCGCCGTAGAAAAACTAGCGTACATAGAGTTGCTAAGTCTTTGACCTGTTTGGTCAGTAAAAGCAGTTCCGTACACAGCGACAGTGGGCATTCGTTCAGGTGCACGACAATTTTTTAAGTCAGATATAACTAACTCTTGTATATTTGCTGATTCGATTTTTCGTATCGGAGCTATATTATTTTCTATGGGGTCAAATAATAGTGACGCGCAACTAGAAAGTAAAAGAACCGATAGGTACCGTAATTTCTGTAGTATTGCCATCTGGGTCTGTTATCTTCAAAGTTATCATTGTACCATCTTCGCTTACGCTGTATTCAATAGTGTTA